AAGGAATGGACCAAGGACATCAAGAAACTGTACGGCGTTGAGATCAACACGCGGCAGATTGCCTGGTGGCGGTGGAAGCTGGCTGAAGGGATCAAGGATGATGCCCTGATGTTCCAAGAGTTTCCGCCGACCGAGGACTATGCTTTTGTGATGACCGGTAGTTCGTTTTTCTCGAACAGCCGTATCACTGACGCAATGAAAATAGCGAAGAAGAGGTCGTTCGATGGTTACCGGTATGCTTTTGGAAATAACTTTCAGGATACTGAAGTTCTTAAATCTTCTGAACGTCTTGCTACCCTCAAGATATGGGAAGAACCTATTGACACGGCCTATTATGTCATCGGTGCGGACCCTGCGTATGGCTCCTCCGACTGGGCTGATCGTTTTGCGATTCAAGTCTTTCGCTGCTATGCGGATGGGATGGAACAGGTTGCCGAGTTCGCTACGTCGGAACTCAACACTTACCAGTTCGCATGGGTCATCGCGCACCTTGCAGGGGCGTATAAAAACTCGACGCTCAACCTTGAAGTCAATGGCCCAGGTCAAGGGGTCATCCAAGAACTCAGAAACCTTAAAAGGCAAGCGGTGGTCCTAGGCGGTCAGCCTGGCAAAGACCTGATGGCTGTGCTGTCTTGCATGACCAACTACATCTGGCGCAAGAATGACACCCTCGGCGGCCTGACTAACTCTATCGGCTGGCTGACAACCCATGCGTCCAAAGAGCGTATGATGGGCTACACCAAGGATTACTTTGAGCGGCAGATGATGGACCTCTACTCCGAGGATCTGCTGGAAGAAATGAAAACCATCCGTCGTGAAGGCGGGTCAATCCATGCACCAGGGCGGGGTAAAGATGATCGTGTGCTTGCTACTGCTCTTGCCGTTGCAGCGTTTGCTGAACAGGTTCAACCGCAACTGATCATGCGCCGGATTACCCGCACGGTCAGCCAGACTGAAGCCAATAGCACCCCTGAGCAACTCTCGGTCGGGCGCAACGTGTCTACCTACCTCAAGAAGCTGGGGCTGTATGGGCAATGACAAAGGCTGAACTCTTCCGACAGATGGCTCGGTTTGCCAAAGACACCAATCGCGCTGTGTCGTGGGATTTTTTTGCCGAGATGACGGGGATTTCTACCCAGCATTTGCACGATGTGTTTGTTACTCGCAAGCACCCCATGACTGAAACGACCCAGATCAGGGTTACTCGCGCCCTTGAAAAGCTCAAGCGTGGGGATGTCACGGTCATGCAGAACCGCGACCGCACCCGATTCCTGCAATACAACAAGGAACCAAAGCCCCGTGTGGTGCGTGATAACCGCATCGCCTTTGAAAACGGGCAGTTCAAACTTCAAATAGGGCTTAGAAACAAGTCCGATTACTCTCATCAAGACCTAAATGAACAAATAGGAGACCCAAATGGCCGTATTAAAGTCCTATAAGTGCGAAGAGCATGGATACTTCGATGCGTGGGAACAAGCCTGCGAACACTGCGATAAAGTGCCAGAACAGGTCTTTTTGAAGCCTTTTTCGATCAAATCCGACCGTACAAAGAAGGCTGACCGCACTTTGAAGGGGTTGGCTAAAGACTTTGGCATGACCAATCTCAAGTCAACGCGTGAGGGCGAGTCGCAAACCGGCTACCACACCCGCAACAACAAGCCCGTGTCCCGCCAAGAGCAGGAGTTTGCCCAGCAACCCCCCAAGGGTTACGAAGCAGCCAACAACGGCGGCGTAAACTGGGGCGGTGCGGCTGGCATGACCATGCCTAGCGTCTTGGCAGGAAATGCTGTAAAGTCCGTTTACGGTGAACCGACCGGCTTCAACCCCCGCAACGTCGAAGGTTTGACAGGTCCAAAGCCAAATATGATAATGCGCGATCATGAGAACCTTTCTCTCAAGGACAGCAAATGAAGATTCCGAGTGACCCTCTCGACAGAGAATATTTTTACAATAGCTTGATCGAGAAGTGCATGGTGTCACGCGACGAGCGGCGTGCTGATTACGCGTCGCTCCGTTCCTATTATCTTTTTGGGAACTCTCCCGAAGAAGAGCCAGCCCTCTACAACAAGATCTTTTCCCACATTGACCAGCTCTGCTCGTTCCTGTACTCGGCAGAGACTACGCGTTTCAACATCTCGCTTGGCGCGGCAGTGCATGAGGGTGAGCATCGCAAGATCCCTTCTCTGACCCAGTTGTTGCACGACGAGTGGAACAATTCAAACGCCGACCAAGTGTTCTCGATGGCCCTGACTTGGAGCCTCGTTTACAATTCTGCGTTTGTGAAGTTGCTAATCCACAAGAACTCCATCCATCCGTACTTTGTGGACCCAGGCAATGTGGGTGTTCTGCGCGAGGACGTTGCATATACCGACCGGCAGCAAGCCTTCTGCATGACCTACTTCATCACAAGGGCGGATCTTCTGGCTCGCCTTTACTCACATCCTAAGCGTGAGAACATTCTGTCCCGCGTGACCTCGGCAATGAATCAGCCGCAGATGATGCCTGAAGGTATCAACCGCATCATCATGTCACAGGTCAACCCGACCATGTATGGTAACGTCAATCTGGATCTGTCCGGCTTCAACCGCATGAAAGCGCGGCTGGCTGAAGATACCATTGAAATGACAGACCTTTACATCTGGAACGACGAGACAGAAGATTACCAGATCGTAACCAAAGCCGAGCCTGACGTGATCATTTATGACCGCGAAGGCGAAAGCATGTTCTTAAAGGGTGAGCTGCCGTTCATTCAAGTATGCCCCAACCCGCAATACGATTACTACTGGGGACAATCAGAAGTTCAAAAACTCGTTGCACTGCAACAGATGCGTAACAGACGCATGACTGAGATTTTGGATCTGCTATCCAAACAGGTCAATCCTCCGATTGCCCTGTCTGGCTTTACCGGCATTCTGGACGAGAAGAACTTTGCGCTGAACCGCGCTGGTGGCCTTCTGTCGACCGACATGCCTAACACTAAAGTTGACAAGCTGGCTCCGACTATCCCGCAGGATCTGTACGCCCAGCTCAAAGAAATTGACTCCATGATGGAAGAGGCGTCGGGGATTTCCTCGGTTCTTCAGGGTCGTGGCGAGCAGGGTGTGCGCTCTGCAGGACATGCATCGCAATTAGCGCGGCTGGGATCGAGCCGTGCAAAGAAACGGGCATTGGTTGTTGAGGATGCTCTTGAGAAAATGGCAACATTGTATCTCAAGGTCATGCAACAGTACGACCCAACCCATCTTCGTGACGCAGACGGTGTTAAGTTCATTCCAGAACAATTCACCCGCGATTACGTTGTGAAGGTTGACGCCCACTCTAATAGCCCGATCTTCATGGAAGATCTGCGCTCGCTGGCGTTCAACTTGTTCAAGGCTCAGGCCATCGACAAAGAAAGCCTGATTGACTTGCTTGATCCGCCGATGAAGCAAATGCTTAAAGACCGTTTGAAGAAGATTGAGGAGAAAGGCGCACAGCAAGCTGCTGAAAAGCCTCCTCAAAAACCTAAAGCGGGTGCGTAATGGTTAAGCGTTTAACATCAGGTGCTGGCAATCAAATGCGAGCAAAAGCTAGTAATTTGGCAAAGTCGAATAAACCTGCTAGTCTTACCTACAAGATTGAGAATATTCGTACTAAGGCTCCTACAGCAAGACGTGGTGGCCCTAGGATGAAGAGATACTGATGCAAGTCAGTTCGTAATTGGGGACGTTCACTTTAACCTAGGAGAGCTCAACATGGCTCGTCGTCGCGGTCGTAAAGCAAAGCGTTAATCCTTAGGGATTACGTTATCACCCTTCCCACAACACCTTTCTAGAGGAGCGCATCATGCGTCGCAAAGGTCGTAAGGCAAAGCGTTAATAACTACGGGCGTAGCTCGCTAGTTAACGCGTTTCCCTTGAGGGGGAGGGAACTTCAAATATATTCCCCCTCGATTTTTCTATCTGAGGATTTGTTATGGCGAATGAACAAGACTTGATGGCGATGATGTCGGGTGGTCCTGCTGCCGGTGGAGCTTTGCCACCAGGTGCGCCTCCTTCAGACACGACGCCTCCTATTCCTACGCCCATGTCCACGCCTGAGCCGAAGAACGGTCAGCGCGAAGCAGCATTGATCAATGTGAGCATGGCTCTTGATCTGCTGGAACAAGCTCTTCCTGCTGTTGGCAGTGAGTCCCCAGAAGGTAAGAAGTTGATGTCTGCCCTGTCGGCATTGACCGGCCTTCTCGGACCTAAAAAGCAGAAAACCGGTGAACTTCAGAACGCCGAGATCCTGCAACTGTTGCAAAACCTTCCTCAAGCCGGTGGCGGCACTCCAGGTTCTCGTTCGATTGCTGGCGCACCTCCGAATCTCGGTTTGATGAATGCTCCAGGTGGTCCTCCCGCTGGCGCACCTCCCATGCCCCCACCTCCTGGTGGCGCACCTCCCATGCCGATGTAAGGATGTCCTAACATGGATCTTTTTAAGCCTCGCGGCGCAGCCGCACCTCGTAATCCAACGACTGACCAGCAGCAGAATGGTCAGATCACTAACCCACCTCGTTTTGCCCACATGGGCGGTCTTTCCAGTGCCAACAAGGCTACTGCAAAGAATAGCATGACCATCAAGCCACCTGGCGATGGCCGTAAAGTAATCTGAAGCACATAGGGGACAACAATGGCTTCTTTAGAAGATCTTTCGCCCGAAGCACGAGATGAGCTTGCTCTCATTTCGCGCCAGCTTGCTGAAAATCCTGAGACACGGGAAGCGTTCCTTCGTTTGACGAAGAAAGCGCGTCCTGAAATGACAATCGACACCATCGACATGCAAGACCGCATGGATGCTCGGTTGCAGGAAATGCAATCTAAACTCGATTCAATGGAAGCGTCAAAGCGTGAAGACGGTGCTCTTGCAGAGCTTGAGCGTCGGCGTCGCGAGTTGATTTCCAAGGGCAAAGCCAAGTCCGAAGAAGATATTGGTCGCATTGAAAAGATTATGCTCGAAAAGGGCATTCAGAATCACGAGACTGCTGCGGAATATGATCAGTGGATGCGTGAAAACTCGAAGCCTACGGGCCAGAGCTTTTACAACCCGCATTTCATGAACGAGACTGCGCGTGACACGCTGTCAAAGTTCCATAAGAATCCGGTAGGAGCCGCCCGTGACGAAGCATCCAGAGCACTTATGGAACTCCGTAAGAACCCTGGACGTTTTGGTATCTAAAGCAGCGTGGGGACGCTGAAACAACCTAGAAGAGGTTAACGATGGCTATTGGTGGTGGTATTATCCCAGCTACCGGCTCGTCGCAGTTTAATGAACTCACGTACGTTACGCGTCGTGCGTTCATCCCTAAGCTGGTGGTGCAGCTTTACAACTCCACCCCACTTATGGCTGCGTTGATTGCCAACTCACAGACTGCAACGGGCGGTGTCTCGTCTGTTACAGTTCCCGTACAAGGCTCACAGTTCGTAAATGCTCAGTGGTCCGACTACAGCGGTTCTTTTGCACAACCGTCAGTTCAGCAGGGCGCGTATAACGCCGAATTCACGCTGAAACTGATGATTGCTCCAGTTCCATTCCTCGGTATGGAAGGCGCAGTGCAGCAGGATCATGCTATCATTCCTCTGATCGAAGCTCGCATGAACGATGCGACCAACGTGATGATGGACGCAATGGCTACAGCCTTGTACAACAACACCACCAACACTCAACAGTTTATTGGTCTGCCTGCTGCGATTGCCTCTTCTGGCACTTACGGCAACATTGACCGCTCTACCTACACTTGGTGGCAGTCCAAACAATACGCTGCTGGCTCTGTGAACCCCACACGCCAGAACGTATTGCAGTACATTTCTGGCACAGTGAAGAACGGCGCTGAAATGCCTTCTTTCGGTGTGTGCGGTTTTGGTACTTGGACTCTGTTGGCTC